CCCTCGACCGACTCGGCTCGCTCCTGGCCGGCGCCCTCACCGCCCCCATCACGCCCATCCTCCCGCCCCTCACAGTCCCCAGGATCCCGGACCTCGTGACCCCCCGAGTCCCCGACATCACGCCCCCGGAGATCCCCCCCTTCGAGGCACCCCCTGCCCCTGGCCAGCCCTCCCAGACCGGCGGCAACGGCCCCATCAGCATCACCATCCATAACACCGTCGAAGTCAACGGTGTCGCCGACGGCAACCTCGAAAAACAGATCCGGGACGCCCTCTCCCGCTCCACCGCCGACCAGGTCAAGCTCGTCGAGCGCCGGCTCGTCGACCAACTCCGGGCGTTTGGGATCTGACCTCCCTTTTTATCTCGCCGCCCCGACCTCCTACTCATGCCCGACCAGTCCGTCCTCATCGGCGGTCACGAGTTCAGGGCGATCCAGGTCATCAACCTCACCAAAGACGCCGACATCCCCGAGCACCGCGTCGAGGACCAGTACAACGTCGCGGACCACATCACCCTCAACCCCGTCGAACTCAAGTTTGAGCTGCAGCTCAGCGTCCCCGACGGCGAGGTCGAGACCCTTGACGCCCTCTACACCGCCCGCCAGCTCGTCGACGTCACCTCCCGCCTGGGTCACTACACCGACATGGCCGTCAAACAACCAACGTACAGGGACAGCGATAGCGACAACATCGTCTACGCCACCCTCACGCTCAAACAGGTCCGGAAAGCCACTGCCAAAACCGTCCGGGTCGCCCTCCCGGTCCCTGTCGACACCGGCGCGGAACCCCCAAAACCCGGTAGTTGGTACACCCCGCCCGAGAAGCCCGTCGCCAGCGAGCCTACTAAAAAGGAGGGCAGCTGGCTTGACGGCATCATCAACTGGGTCGGCGGTCTCTTCGGAGGAGGGTAATAATGGTCCGCGTCCTCCCGTTCGATAAGGTCCTCGGCTACCCCCAGCGGCAGCGGGTTCTCATCAACCAGGTGCAGTACGACCTCATTTACCGGTGGAACCACACCGGCGGGTTCTGCGTCCTGACCGTCCTCCGGAGCACCGACGAGCGTGTCATCTGGCGGGGCAAGCTCGTCCGGCTCCAGGGCTACGAGGTCCGCGACCCGGACACCCGGGCGCTCCTCTTCACCATTATGCCCTACCAGGTCGATACCACGACGGCGGAGGTGTGGGTCTTCTATGACTGAACTCTGGGACCGCTACTACGCCTTCCAGACCGGTGACCTCCAGATCACCATCGACGAACTCGATATCGAATTCAGCGTCGAGGGTAGCAACAGCACCGAGGCAGACCGGGCCGAGATCGGGATCTGGAACCTCGCCGACGTCACCAAGGCCCGCATCAAAAAAGGCGAGACCGCCCAGCTCACCGCCGGCTACCGGGCAGACTACGGCGTCATCTTCTTCGGCACCATCGACCGCGTCTACGACTCCCGGCAGGGCGCTGACGTCAAGACCGTCGTCACCCTCCAGGACGGCGTCCGGAACCTCTTCTTTGGGTCCCGTGTCGTCCGGCAGTATCCCGCCGGCGCCGCACTCGTCACCGTCATCAGGGACCAGTTCGCCGCCGCCGGGATCCCCGTCGGCACCGTCGACGACCCCGGGATAACGCTCTCAAAGCCATACACCTTCGCCGGCACCCCGCAGGAGAACCTGGACGACTGCCTGGACATCGTCAACGGAGACGAGGTCCTCGGGACCGCAGCGGCCGGCGGGGAGAACCTCACCGGCCTCATCAAGCGGCAGATTGCTACCCAGGGCTGGACCTACTTCGTCAGTGCCGGCGCCGGCTACTTCGTCCGGCAGGCCCACAGCGAGACCGATGCAGTCCTCCTCTCCTCCGAGACCGGGCTCCTCGAGGTCGTCCCGCAGGATGACGACCAGGAAGGCGAGGCTTACACCGTGAAGTGCATCCTCAACTGGAAGATCAAGGCTGACTCCCTCGTCCGGCTCGACTCCCGCGTCGTCCAGGGTGACTTCAAGGTCAAGACCTTCACGCACCGGCTCGCCGGCGACGACTACAGCACCGAGTGTGAGGTGGTCCCAGTATGAACCTCGGCCAGGCCATCCTCGCCGCCGCCACCCGGGCCGTCGACAAGATCAATACCTGCCGGGTCGGCATCCTCACCCAGGTCGACCTGCCCCGGCTGCGGTGCAACGTCCTCCTCAAAGGGCTCCTGCAGGGCCAGCGGGTCGAGCTCTTCGAGGTCCCCATCGCCGTCCAGGCCTACCACGGCTCGGCCCTCATCGTCGCTCCGAAGGTGGGCGATATCGTCCTCGTCGCGTTCACCAAGCAGGACCTCGAGCAGCAGCTCCTAAACCGCGACGTCGTCCCGGTCAATGAGCGCCACCAGTTCAGCATCAACAACGCCGTCGTCATCGCCGGCCTCTACACCCTCGCCGACACCCCGCCCGCCGTCGGCGAAGACGAGGTCCTCCTCCATCATGTCTCGGGCACCGAGTACCGGATCCGGCAGACCGGCGATATCGAGATCATCCACCATTCAGGAGCCGGCATCACGATCACCGGCGAAGGCGCAGTCACCATCACCGCAACGTCCGTCGACTTCGTGGAGCTCTGAGGCACCATGCCCCTCATCGCCGTCGACGGAGACTATGAGCCTTACTCCGACGCCCACGTCCCCCCGACCGGCGGCGGGGACAAGACCATCCCCGGCACCCTGCAGACCTTCGTCCGGATCGCCGGCGCCGCCGTCATCCTGCAGGGTCAGGAGTTCCCGACCCGCTGCCCGATCTGCGACGCCACCTGCACCGCCGGCACCACCGGGGCAAGCCGACTCGTCCGGATCAACGGCGTCCCGGTCTGCCGGGCAGGCGATGTCGGGGAGGACGGCGACCACGACGGCCAGGGGATCGTCGTCACCGGGCAGGCCTTCGTCACCGACCACTCCTGACCTCCCTTTTTTATCTCGCATCACCGACCCCCTATCATGTCATACGGCAGGACGCTGCAGCTCACCCCCGACGGAGACCTGCTCAAAAGCTCGCTCAACCGGTTCGAGGAGATCACCGGCACCGCCAAGGTCGCCCAGGACCTGACGGTCATCCTCCGGACCGTCAAGGGGTCATACCCCTTCAATACCGCGTTCGGCGTAGACTGGGTGGCCATCGCCCATAGCGGATATAACCGGACCCTCATTAACGCCGAGATCCGGACCGCCCTCCTCTCCCACCCGGCGGTCAAGACCGTCGACTCCCTGGAGATCAGCCGGGACACCTCAGCCCGGCACGCGACGATCACGGCCACCGTCACCCTCTACGACGGCGACACAATCACCCTGGAGGCAGATGTATGACCGACTACGGCGTCACCCCCACGGGATTCGTACGAAAACCGTTCACCGCTATCCTGGCCGATTACGAGGCCCGGGCCCGGGCAGCCCTCGGCGACGATATCGACCTCCAGCCGCACTCCCCGTTTTATCAGTTGCTCGAGTCCGTCGCCTACGAGAACGCCCTCATCTGGGACCTCCTCGAGGACCTCTACTACAGCGGGTACATCGACTTCGCCACCGGGGACAGCCTGGACCATCTCGTCGCACTGCTGGGAGTCCGCCGCAAGGCCGCCACCCGGGCAGAAGGCACCGTCCTCTTCTCGCGTTCGGCTGCCGGGTCGATCGTCACCATCCCGGCCGGCACCCGGGTGGCCACCCAGGACCTGGCCCTCGTCTACCAGACCACGCAGACTGCCGACCTGACCGACCTCTCCGTCTCGGTCCCGGTGATCGCCGTCGACCCGGGCGCCGCCGGCAACGTCGCGCCGGCCACGATCACCCGGCTCGTCGACCCTATCTCTGGAGTCACATCCGTCACCAACGTGGACGCCACCTCCGGCGGGGCGGACACAGAGACCGACCCCGAGCTCCGCCACCGCGTAATCACCTACTCGCCCTCCGCGAAAGGAACACGGTACAGCATCGTGGCCGCGCTCACTGCCCTGGAGGGGGTCCAGGACGTTGCCCTCGACGAGAACTTCCCCGCCTGCACGATCACCCTCACCGTCGTCGGCGGCGACGACGCCGAGATCGCCGCCACCCTCGAAGATACCCGGCCGGCAGGAATCCTGGCCACCTGGCAGCGGCCCACCCCGGTCAGCGTCGCCGTCACCGCGACCGTATCCCGAACCCCCTCGGCAGACGCCCCCACCGTCCAGGATGGGGTGGAGGCCGCCGTCACGGCGTACCTGAGCGGTCTCCCGATCGGGGACGACGTCATCTACTCCGACCTGGTCCGGACGGTCCTCGGTGTCGACGGCGTCAACGATATCCTCGCAATGTCCGCGACCGCCGGGTCCACGACCATCCAGCAGTTCGGGCAGACCCTGGTCATCCCCGCCGGGCAGAAAGCCTCTCCCGGACTCATCTCGATCACGGTGGTGTGAGTCATGGACCCCGCTGACCGGATCCTCTCCTGCCTCTCCAGCGCCCTGAACCCCGGGGGCAACAATGCCCGGGTCGCCGAAACCCTTGCCGGAGAACTCGACGTCGCCCGCTCGACGGCCGCTGCGATCGACACCATGCGGAACCCCGACCTCACGACCGGGCGGACTCTTGACTACGTTGCGCAGATGTTCAACGTCGCCCGCGCCTCCGGCGAGTCGGACGACAGCCTCCGGTCCCGCATCGTGACCCAGATCAAGCGATACTACAGTTGCGGGACCCTCACGGACATCCGGGACGTCATCGAGTACTTCACCGGCCTGACCGGAGACCGGGTCCGGATCCGGGAACCTCCCGACGTCCACGAGGGATGGGGATACGGAGAAGGACGGTATGGGTTTCTGCCCTGGGGCACCCCGCCCGCCATGTTCCGCGTCGAGCTCCTCGGCGACGACCACACCGCCATCATGCTCCCCGGTCTCGTGGCCGCCATCGACCTCGTCCGGGCCGCCGGCGTCTACGTCCAGGACCTCGTTATCTGCAGCACCCTGCAGGAAGTCCTCGTCGCCGCGGAAGGCTCGATCCTCTGGGTCGTCCCCGCTCCCCTGCGCTCGGGCTTCGGCACCTGTGGCTACGGCACCTGTGGCTACGGTGGCGTGTATACGATCCGATCGACGGCAGAGGGAGCGGTTGACCTGCAGGTGAACGCCGAGGCCGCAGTAGTGGCCGGCATTCGTCATGGGCTCGGTTTCGGGCAGTTCCCATACGGCTGGGAAGGGTATGGAGGCCGGATTGACTCCGCTACAATCGAGTATGACGTCCAGGGCGAGGCTCCCGTCGAGGTAACTGTCTCGACTGACCACCAGATCCTCGTAGAGACGGTGCTCGGCTACGGTGCCGGCCGGCTCGGCACTGAGCCGTACGGATCGCGTGCGGGGTCCGTCGATGCCCTGGCAGGGAGCGCCGTCGACCTGGTCGTCGAACCGACCGCCGCGGTCACGGCGCAGGCGGCCAGTTACCTCGGCTACGGCGCCTGGCGCTATGGCCAGTACGAGTTCGGCTACTAACCCCGACTTTCCTTTTTAAACGGGCCATCCCGACCCTCTCTGCATGTCTAACGACGCGAATGTATGCGTTTCCGCGGAATCGGAGGTAATCCAGTTCCGCATCGACGCAGAAGGCAAGGAGGTGCCGCTCGATGGTCGGGAAGATCGTCACTAACGCCGGCATCAACGAACTGCCCAAACTCCTGGCAGGGTCCGGCAGCAAGATGGGCTGGATCGCCGTCGGGACCAGCACCGTCGACCCGGCCCCCGGCGACACCGCGATGAAGGGTGAGGTCGCCCGCAAGGCCGCCACCTACTCGATCAGTGGCGGCCAGGTGGTCTTCGAGGCCGTCTTCGCTCCTGGGGAGCTTGGCAGTGCCGTCATCACTGAGCTCGGTCTCCTCTCTGCAGCGACCGGTGGCGTCCTCTACTACCGTGAGGTCCGGAACCCGCTCAGCTTCGACGCTTCGGTCGGCGCAGCATTCAGGGTGAAGGCCTCATTCGCACGGGGGGCTGCCTGATGCAGGTCAAACAGCAGATCCAGATTGACACCGCCGCCGGCCGGGAGGTCCTCGACGCGGATCGCTACGCCATCGTCGAGGAGACGTACGTCTTCCTCAACGGCAACACGGTCGTCCGCACCGTGCCGATCGAGGACATCGTCGAAGAATACGACGAGGACGGCGACCAGACGAAGGGCATCGTCACCATCTACTCCAGGACGTGATATTGCATGGCTACACCCACACCCAAATTCAACCTCGAAAAACCCGAGTTCGGCGATCTGGACTGGCACATCCCCCACAACCAGAATTTTGACCGCATCGACGCTGCGCTCGTCAACGTCATGGGGTCGCAGATCGGTGACCCGACCTACGACCTCAACCTGCGCTCGCCGGCGCTCCTAAACCGCGTGCTCCGCATCAAGGACGGTGCTGGCACCCCGAACGACCTGGAGATCCACCAGGTGTGGATCCCCTTCTTCCGGAGCGCCGGCTTCTCGCAGCCGAACCTCAATGGCCTGCTCCTCGGCGGGTTCTGGGTCGACAAGTA